GTTCTTGATCTTTCTTACTTAGTTCATGCAGGAACTCATCGTAGTATTGTATGGCCCTTTTATTGGGGGTAGTGGCCCACATTAGATCTGCACGACTAATTTTGACTTCATCTTCTTCGCTTAACATCATCCAAGATTTTGCAAAATAACCGTGTAGTGGATGCACCATAATGATAACTGAATCTCTGACGAAGATAGAATCTTCTGTTTGGTGAGTTAATTTGCCTACGATATCTTCGCCAGTTTTAAGTTTGAAATTAACATATGTTGTCATTTTTATTCCTTAATATCGACATTATAAATTTTGAAGTCAAACCCTTCATCGCTATAAATGCTAACTCTTTCCATAAAATGCTTGACAGCAAAATTTTGTTGAGATTTCCATTGTAAGTCATCAACAATATCATAAAGCGTTGCTTGAGTTTTGCCGTTTCCTTTTCTGAGAACACGACCAATTGATTGAAGGTTACGAATTTTGGATTTAGATGGTGATGCAAAAATAATATTATCCAGCTTTTTAATATTTATACCTGTTGAAAATGTTCCATATGAGGCAAGAATAATATTGTTATCTGTTGTTTCTGTAATGTGTCTAACTTCTTCACGGTCATCAGCGGTTACGCCTCCGTGAACAAAGTGAACGGTGTGATTGTCGCTTTCAAGCATAGGATACAGAACCTTTCCATGCTTTTCAACGAATTGAAATAGTATTAGAGTATTACCATCGAGCGTGTGCGCTAGGTTTTTAATAAACTGATTTCTTCTATCGTTTGTAACAATCCAATCTATTTCTGATTGATAGTCGAGTCCTTTGTTTTGTTTGCGAACCGCTTCCGGATAAGCAAGTACGACAGCTTTGATCTTGAAATCCGCAAGTGTCTTCTCCTCGATGAGTTTCGCTGTCTTGGTGACTTCATATACTACTCCAAATAGTCCTTCTAGTACTAGTTTATGGGTATCCGTACCATCTAAGGTTCCCGTGAACCCATACCTATATTTAGCATTTGGAGTTTTCTCCATAATCTTTGTAAGAGATTTTGCTTTAAAAAGATGCGCTTCATCACCGATAACCAAGTCGAATTTTTCAAACCACGGTTTTTGTAGTTTGTAGATTGATTGCCATGTTGTAATTGTAATATCTGCGTCCACATTCTTTTCTACTCCTCCACGAATTTTATGTATGTCTAATGGACGATTTTTGTTATATTCAATAAAGTCAGACGCCATCTGATCTACAAGTGATGTGGTAGGAACAACAATCAATGCTTTCCTGCCTTGCTCAATATGGTATCTTGTAAGCAGATAAATGATAAACGATTTTCCGGATGCTGTTGGCGATAACAATAGCGATCTGTTGTATTTTAAAGCGTGTACAACTGCATTGTTCTGATACTCTCTAGGTTCAAATGCAGAGTCAAATTCACTAGCGAGTTGATATCCAGCATCACTATTTACAGTTTGTTCATCAACAACATTGTTTAAATGCTCGACCGCATACTCTCTAGATTTAGAAAACTTGTGAATGTATGGGACGAGGCCAGCATATACCTTGCCGGTCATTGCATTGAATAATCTAATTTTCCCGTCCCATACCTTATTACGATATGCAGGCATGAATTTAGCGCCAGGTACTTCAAAAGTAAAGTACTCTGACAGCTCCATTCTTGTAGATGCATCTGCATGTACTCTCACATACAGTTCATCTATTTTTTCAATCTGGATCTGTTCCGTCATCTGCATAATTAATTACGATGCTATTCGCCCACCTTTTTTGTTCTTGCTTTGCTTCGTCTTTTGTTTCATATGTAATAACATTATCTTCGGCATCAGTTAAAAACTGTTCGCCGTCTACGAGTTGAATTTTAAGTGCATATTTCATAATTTCCTACAACCTCCCATGGGTAAACTTGCCATAAATCTTCTTCTAGTTTGTTACATTCATCTGCCCAATAATCAATATCAAACTTAGAACTAATATTATATGTTAGCGCAGCAAATTTTACATTATGATGCCATACGGCTTTCCACGCTATATCTTCCTGTGGGAGACACGAGGACTCCCAATCATTTTTAATCCATTGAAAAGTGTCACCACTATCATTTATATCATCTACAATAAGGATTTTCTTTCTTAGTGATGGATCCCATCTTGCGCCTGTGATTCCTGTTACGGGTTCATAGTTATAACCGAAAGCATCTTCAGCCATCCAGCAATTAGATTCCATCGATGGGCCATCTCCAGCGTCTCTTAGAGAAACTTTAAGAGCTTCACATCTTACACTTAGCATATTAGATAAGATGGTTGCGGGAACATTGCCCCCTCTAGTGATACCTACAATGTAATCAGGTATCCAATTATCTTTGTGCATCTTATTAGCAATAGTCATACACATAGTTTCAATATCATTCCATGAATAGAATTTTTTCTTCATCATTATGCTCCTGTTCTGAATCTTTCCCAATCCACAATAGTTTTCAATTGAAAGCCTCTATTAGAAACCTGTCTAATGATGCTTTCCAGGTATTCAACTTTTTCTTCTTGCATACCTATTTTAAGCGACATTTCGATAATGTCATCATCCGCTTCAACATATGAGGGAACATCTCCTCTCAATATTTTTAATGGTTGAGGTTCCCAACCGTATTGTCTTAGCTCTTCCGGGCCAAGTTCTCCACGATAGTATTCTTGTTTTAATTTGTTAAGTTTTTTCATATCCGCTTTCATCTTTCGTAATTTCATACCTTCCTGCATATACATCAGATAGTATTTGTTATGAAGTTTGGGGATATTGGCGGATTCGTTGGATATGTTTGTTTGGTCGATTTCGCAATCTTTCGACCAAGCACCAACTATTTCATCTAGTTTCATAGATACCTCATGTTAAAGTGAATCTTAATAATAATATCAGGTTTATTAAGATTTGTCAAGCGTTGACTATAGAATCGGCAACTTCTATGGAATATTTATTGTACTTGAAAGTAAGGTCTACTGTGGTTATAGGAACATCAGAAAGTGCTGTGTTTAGAGTAATCGCACCTACCGATATGGGAAACAGATCTGCAAACTTAATTTTAATATTGGAGTTTTTATTGCTGTTTAGAATATGGAGAGTCGCATCTGAATACAGGCCATCTCCATCTTGCAATAATTTAAATTGGTCAAAGGTTTCAGGTTTCGTTAACCCAAGCAACCAGGTCCAGGTTTCTAGGTACCCAGACATGTTCTCATCTACTGCAACGGTCAAATACAAGTCATCATATGTTAACTTGTCACCATGTCTATAGGTATTTTTAAATGGAGTAACTTGTTCTGTGTATCCAGACGAGATAGCAGGAATATTAACGCTTTGCACATAGTACTGAACTGTGGGCATTCTTTCGATAATAAAGTTAAACTCAACTGGACTTAAAAAGTTTTGACCTTGCATATTAGCCTCTATAATTGTTTATAGTATTATTTATATGCATAAAAAAAGAGGGGGCATTGCGCCCCCTCAGTATCGTCCGATTAAATCGGCTTCTTATTATAGCAAGTTGCTGATTGCTGAGCGTCTGTAGTAGACATTGGAGTTTGCACCCAACGCACCTTGGTTCGATTGAACTGAACCACGAGCAAATGGGTTTGCAACCATGCCGTAACGAGTCTTGAAGCCCAGCTTAGACTGGAATGAATTCTCGCCAACAGCACGAACCATTTGTAATGGAACATATGGGCAATAGAACAGGCCAGCGTCAAAGGCATTAGAACCTTTGTAGCCAACGACCATGTAGTTTGCACCAGCATATGGATCGATGTAGACACGGAAGCGACCGTTAAGGACACCAACGAATGTGTTGCCTGTGTCGTCTGGGTTCAGGTTGTTGCTGTTAAGCGCTGGAGTGTAATCCAGAACACCAGCCATCTGAAGTGCAGATGCAACATCTGAAGAACAGATGATGATGTTACCCTTACCTCTACGAGTTGCTTTTGCAATCGCATTGGCTTCACGCTCGATCTGGAACATCAGACCCTTGAACTTCTCAACTGACCAACGACCGTTTGCGTCAACATCCAAGTTGAATGTGCCGTTAGCGGCTGTGCCTTGTGAACCTTCAACAGCGTTTGTGTACACTGTACGAACAACTTCACGGTTGATTTCTGCAAGCAGTTCAGCAGACAGCATGTTAGCCAACTCTGTTTCTGCATCCAGGCCATGAATAGCTTTCAAGTCCTGTGCAAGTTCAGTTGTGTATTCTGCTTTCAGCGCTCTTGACTTCGCTTCAACAGTTACTTTGTCGATCTGGAATGACATCTCACCGAAGTCACCGCCACCTGTTGAACCCAACTGCTCAGCAGCTGAAGTTGCCATACCGGAACCGGTTGTTTCTGAACCAGCACCCAGGGCTGCAGAGTGTGCGCCAGTACCTGAGAAGTCTGTATCAGCTTCGTTGTAGAATGCTTCTGACTTAACTGAGTTGTTAGAGCCATCAACATAGTTAGAACGCATTGCAAAGATAAGGCCTGTAGGACCAGTCATAGGCTGGACACCTGCAATATCATATGCAATCAAGTTAGGCATTGCACGGCGAACAAGCGAGATCAAAACCGGATCGTAGTTTTGAACATTGCCTGTGTGGTTGACAGGACCGACTTCTGCTTCAGTCAATGACTGAGGAGAATACGAGCTGCCTTCACGCAGTGCGTTTTCTGTGTTTTCCAAAACAGTGGCTGTAACAGCCATTCTGTGCGGATCAGTAATGCCAGGCAGAGCTTCATGCTCGAGGACTGGCTTCCATTTTTTAAGTAGTTCTTCGTTTCTCATTTGTTTTCTCCTTTTTGAAGATTCTATCTACTAATATTTATAAAATCTTTATTTTACATATCGTCCAAGAGCTTGTGCATATGCTGACACAGCGGGATCTAAGATTTCTTTGGTTCCTTCGGATTGCTCCTCAGTTGACTCTTCAAGGAACTCTGTTTCATCAGCAGCTTCAACTACTGATTCAGTGAAATAGTTTTCCTTAATCGCAGATACCTTTTTAGCATATTCTTCGGTTGTTTCGAATGAAACACCTTCTGAGAGGACAGCCAGTTTTTCAGCTTGTGTGTCAGTCAATCCTTCAGAAATCTCTTTGAAAGCAATTTGACGCTCGAGGTCTGCTTTTGCTTCTTTAACAGCAATAAGTTCTTCAACTGCTTCGTTGTACTTATTAGCTGATTCCTCTGTTTTAGCTTCCATCTCAGCGATGTGGTCTGCTTGCTCTTCATCAATTTCGATGTTATGCTCAGCAACAAGACCTTTGATGCTATCTAACAGAGATTCTGCAACTTCGACCTTAAAGTTAGACTCGATTTCAACCGCATTGGCTTCCATCCATTGCTCAACAACATAGTCGAGGTATGTGTCTACTTTTTCAACGAGGTCTTCAACTGCTTGTTCAACCTGCTCATCCAATTGACCTTGGAATTGCTCTTCGATTTCTGCAGTCTTAGCTACAACCTTTTCATGTACAGCTGCTTCAAAAACAGCTATTGCCTTGGTTTTAAACTCTTCGGTTAGATCAGTGCCTTCAAAAAGACCATTGATGGCTTCTTTTAAACCTGTATCATTTGTACCTTGTGGTGTTTTGACAGTTTTTTCAACATTGTCTGCAGATGGATCAACTTTCTTTTTAACATCGCCTTTGCGTGCTTTTACTGCACCGCCAGCTGGGGTTGTTGGATCCGCAGCCATTGAATCTTCACCTGTCGCTTTTGCTTCGTCAAGATCTAGATCTTGAACTTCTAGGTTATCACTCATTTGACTTTCTCCTTTTATAAAAGATTATATTATCTTATTATTTATATTTTTATGATTTTGCAAGGCTATTGATGAATTTTTCAAATAGATGACTTGCTTTCATCTCAAGTTCCTTTGTAGAAATACGAGCGACTTGTTTGATTTCTTCTTCGATTTCATCGAAAGTATTTGCTACTTGCCAGGTAGATGAAGCAATATCATAAACCCATTCAACTCCTTCCATAACACCTTTAACAAATGCATCTGGTGCTGAAGGATCTGCCACAA